GTGCCCTTTGATACTTACAAGACTTACCTTGCCCTGAAGAATCACTTCACAAAAGATTCTTATGATTATCACAAGTATCAAGGTAAGAGTCGTGCATCTCTCCAATCTTTCTATAAGAGGAAGGATAGGTATTGGTTCGAGAAACTATCAAGACAAAAAGAAGATAAGGAAGTTATCGATTTCTTTGTAGCAAACTTTGTTTCTTGTACCGATCCTCAGACAGTATGGATTGGAGAGATGATTAAAGAAGGAGAGACACGATATAGATCTTGGCAAAAAAGAATACAATCTCTGTCCTATTTGTTTAAGGAAGAGTCGCAACAATTATTTGAAAATAAATTTGAAGAAGTGTTTGATTGTTCTAAAGGACATCCACTGCTTCTAAAAAGTTTCCTGATCGGTAATATTAGCCTGGAAACACTGGTGATATACGATAAGATTTTCCTGTTCGGGAAAAACTTTGATAAGAAACTAAAAGATCCTGTGTGGGAAACCGTCAGTCTAAAAATAAAAAAATATTCTCCGTTCCTACATATAGATGTATTCCATTTTAAAAAGATACTCAAGCAAGTTGTTGGAGGAACATGAGTTTTTTTGATTCAGATCTAGTACGTGCTGAGATGGCTGAAATCTCAGCACTACAAGAAGATGTATACAGAAATGTATTTGAGTTTCCTCGTATGAATAAAGAGGAAAAGTTATTTCATGTTGCTCTCTTAGAAAAACTTTTGAATAAGCAACAGATTCTTTATACTCGTTTGAAACTTTCTGATGATCCTGAGGCAATCAAGATGAAAGAAAGAATCAAAGAGTCTGCACAGATGATGGGACTTCCCCCTCATGTGGATATGAATGTCATATTCAACAACATGACCCAACTGCTGGAGACCATGAAAGAACGCATTGACAAGACAGGTTCCGACCTGTAGACTGATGGGGTACACAAAGGCCAAATCCAAACAATCCGAGGTAATCTAATGTCTTTTGAAAATCTTAAAAAGCAATCCAAACTGGGATCTCTCACTGAGAAACTGGTGAAGGAAGTAGAGAAAATGAGCACCAGTGGTGGTGGTGCTGACGAACGTTTCTGGAAACCAGAAATGGACAAAACTGGTGTTGGTTCTGCAATCATTCGTTTCCTTCCTGCACCTGAAGGTGAAGAACTTCCTTGGGTCAAGATGTATGCACACGCATTCCAAGGTCCTGGTGGTTGGTATATTGAAAACTCTCTGACTACTGTTGGTCAGAAGGATCCTGTTTCTGAGCACAACCGTGAACTCTGGAACAGTGGTAGTGAAAAGGATAAAGAAACTGTGCGTAAGCAGAAGCGTAAACTGTCTTACTACAGCAACATCTATGTTGTAAAAGATCCTGCACATCCTGAGAACGAAGGTAAAGTCTTCCTGTTCAAGTTCGGTAAGAAGATCTTTGATAAGATCCTGAATGCTATGCAACCTGAGTTTGAAGATGAAGAACCCATCAATCCCTTTGACTTCTGGGGTGGTGCAAACTTCCGTCTGAAGATTCGTAAGGTTGAAGGTTATTGGAACTACGACAAGTCTGAGTTCGATTCTCCTTCTCCTCTCTTTGATGATGACGATGCACTGGAAGCACTGTGGAAGAAAGAGTATTCTCTCTCTGCCATCGTTGCTCCCGATCAGTTCAAATCTTATGAGGATCTTGAGAAGCGTCTGAAGTATGTTCTGGGTCAGAAATCTGCTCGTGCTGCTGTCCAGGAACAAGAGGATGAGTATGAGTCCTACACTCAACCTCAAAGTAAGGAAGAGAGTGTGATTGCAGAACTGGAGCAATCCTTTGCTCGCAGTAAGTCACCTTCACTCCCTAAGATTGAAACATCTGATGAGGATGAAGATGATGCTCTGAGTTACTTCCAGCGTCTTGCTGAAGAGTGATTACTGATATAACCTAATATTATCTCCTCTCTTCAAGGTAGCATTCACATACTGAGTGCTACCTTTTTTGTATGGCATAAAGGTATCAAGATCATTAAAGACTACGTTCAAGTATTGTGGTTTCAGAGTAAAAATATTTCTTTTATCCTCTTGAATCTGAAGTTCGTATTCGTGATTTGTAATTGTTCTTATGAATGAGGATGAAGGAACCTGAACAGAATAACCTAATGCCTCATCCCAATATTCATAGTAGTAGGAGTTTGCTGTAATTGATGAAGTTTCTGGAACAGTAAAAAGAACTTCTTCCTTTTTTGGATCTGATGGAATAGGATATGCAACATTTGGAACTGATGGTAATTCATATCTAAATCCAGTTACATTTGCTCCATCCGAAGAAAGAATTTCTGTAATAACGTGTCTGCCATTATACTCATTTTCAACTACATTATTAATTGCAATTTGATCTCCTACTTCCAAATTAGGAATAGAGTTCACCATATAAACAGTTACAGTTTTGGATGGTGTTATAGAATCTCCAGATGAGATTACAGCAATTTGGGAGTTCACCATTTCTAAGAAGTTGCCGTTAGTTTTCCAACTATTAGAAATTCTTAGACCTGCTTCTAAAATAGTCTTCCCAGCAAAGTCTTTCAGTTCTGTAGTTTCGTAATGATGAATACCTGAATATAAGTTTTCGTATGAACCATATCTCTCAAGCATTACCTGATCAAATGTTGCTTGAGTCATTGGCCATTCATCTTGCATATTCAAAATATTATTTGAAAGAAGGACTACCCAATCAAGTGTTGAATCTTTATATAGTTTGAATGCAATATTATCAGGTCTTTCATCACCAACGATTTTATATTTGGTGAAGAACTTAAGATTTTTGAAGATGTCTTCTCTGAACTTTCCTCTCTTGAAAAGATTCTTAAGAGCAACATAATCAGAAATGTTTTCAGCATTAGGTTCTCTGCTGACGTATTCAAAGTTAGGAACTTGTCTGAAATAAGGTCTTGCCATTTTTAGTAACCCATATCTTCGGAGTTATCATCATAGTCTTCATTATAAATTGGAGTCAGTTCTGAGAATTGCATAGACACTGAATAAGATGTCATAGATCCATCTTTATATGTCATATAACTTCCATCTGGTGTATATTCAACATTAAAGTTTGTAAGAGCACAGGTCTTTATCTTATTTAAGAATGGATGCTGACCACCTCCAGCATAAACATACTGTAGTTTATAAACATTCGGAGTCTTCAAAAATAAAATATCCTTTTGGGCTGCCATAGTTTTTTTGAAATGTTTTATAATTTTCCTTATGTCTTTTGCTTCGTCAGGATCTCTTGGTGTAAATGTATAGTTATAATTAAAAGATCTGAGTTGTGGTCCTCTGAAAAGTAATTCAAGGTTTGGGTTTATAACTTTTCCAGTTGAACGAGTAAAGATATTTGCACCTACTGCTTGACCTGCAAAGTAAGATAAAATATCATTTTCATTTATGTCTGTACCTGCTTGAGCAAAAGCACCTTTAACTTGAGCAACAGTTTCTTTTACTGCACCAGATAAGTTTAATTCACTAAGATTTCCCATCATTCCTCCCGCAATTCTTGCACCAAGCAATTGAAGTGGATTTAAACTATCAGAACCCCAATCCACAGAGTTGCTATCAGATATTCCTGGTTGCATCGGCAGTGCAATTACTGGTCCAACAGTATTTCCTAAACTTTCATCTGGTCCCGATACTTCAAAACCATTTCCTCTAAGAAGGTCTGCATTTCTATTCAGTTCATATGTAGTAATTTTTAAGAAATCATAACCATCAATATTGTTTTTAGGATATCTTAATGTAACATCTGTAGCTGCAGTTGATTGCCCATTACTATCAGTATTAGTTGTTAAAACTCCACCACTTAATGGTAAATTCTCATCTATACCAGCAACATTAGGATTTTCTCCTCCAATAGATTGATCAATCGTATCCCAATATGTTGTATCATTTGCTAAAGATCCCATCCACGAATCAGGTGCTGCCAATTGTTCGTATTGATCCTTACCGTAAACATTTACATAGTTAATTGATCCATCATCATTCAGATTACCTGAAGATACTGCAGTATCAATTACTGACTGTGGAGCTGGAGTTACGGGAAGTCTTTTTACAGTAGATACTTCTTCACCAATATCAGTATTAAAGTAGTCTCCACCTAATGTGAATGGTTTACTGGATGTCATTAGACACTTTTTTAGTTATTTAGTTCTGATTTTGCCAAAAGGTAATGAACGAAGATAATCAATCTCATTTGACTTTACTAAATGAAGTGCTCCTGCAACTTCTTGCCATGTATAGTTCCTCATCATACGCCAGTGATAATTAAAACCTCTGAATCCCCATCGTTGTACTTCAGTTACAGCAACTAAAGGATGTTCATCATAGGTAATCTCTGGAGTTTTAGGTATGTATATAAAGGTATAGTAGTTTCCTGGGTCTGGAACATATTCAATTTCTCTGAACACTTCCATAATGCTCATCATAATCAGATCGGCATCTTCGGAACCATCAAGTTTTCTTTTCAGTTGAGACACTCTTGCTGATTGTTTTTGAACACTCTGTCCGAAACCCTGTGCCATTAACCGATACCTAATTCGTTTTCTGTGATGATACGGAACTCAAGCATTCTATCTTTACACCACTCTTGTGCTGCTCTCCATTTTGCTTCATTCACAGCATAAGTTTTTACTTCATTGATAAAGGTTCTTGTTCTTTTCTTACTTGTCTGAACAGGAGGCATCGTCTGTCTTTTTGGTTTGATCTCAATCACATACTTTTTAATCTCACCAGATTGCTCACGAACCTTTATAATAAAATCTGGAAAGTATCTTCTGACTTTACTTGTGGTTGGATCAAAGTATGGAATAAAAAATTCTTCAGAACCCCACTCCAGAATATTTTCATTCAGATCACACCACCTACAAAAACGACGTTCCCAACTACTACGACAGATAATATTGTTGGGATCACCTTTATATTTTTTTGGATACTCAGGTCTATAACGACTCTTAATGCTCTCTGCCATTATACATAATATATCGGTAAAAGTATTTATAGATGGCAGGTATCCGCCCAGAAAAACTAACAATAAGTGATATCAAATCAAGGTTACTCAACCTCTCTCAGACTTCTTTATATCGCCTGACTCTTCCTGTTCCTCCTGAGGTTTCATCTTTTATTTCTGAGAGGGGTGTTTATCCTATTGATGTAAATGATATATCTCTATTATGTTCCAATGCAAATCTTCCTGGATCAACATTAGCAACTCATGATGTCACAAATGACTATCATGGTGTAAGTGAAAAAATGGTTTATCGTAGATTATACGATGAAACTGCTGATATGGAATTTTATGTTGATAGGGAATATAAAGTTGTAGAGTTTTTTGAAAGTTGGATTGATTACATTACTGGTGTTGGAAGTGTATTTACAAGAACGGAGTTTCAAAGTCCATATGTTCACCATAGAATGGCATATGCAAATGATTATAAAGTAAACTTTTACTTAACTAAGTTTGAAAAAGATCATCATTTTAATGGATCAACAAGAACTCTTGATTATACTTTTGTTCATGCATTTCCGATTAGCATTACTTCCATGCCAGTTTCATATGATGAAAGTCAAATTTTGAAGTGTAATGTATCATTTTCTTTCATTAGATATACAGTAAGTAGAGGGTTTGATCCTGTTTCTAATATTTCAGAACCAGTTTCTACAACAGCACCTGGAGTTCCTGAACCACCAGTAGCAGATGCAGTTCCAGTGTTTCCTCCAGTAGTACCATTTAGTCCTGTTATAAAAGATATAAATGGTCAACCATTCCCTCTCGGTGAAGGAATACCTGGATTGACTGGAGTTTTGAATCCTGGTGTAGCATAATAAATATTATTACTGAAACTTCTATAGGTTATTATGCCTTTACCAACAATTGCAACGCCAACTTATGAACTTGAGTTGCCATCTACAGGAAAACCAATTAAGTACAGACCTTTCTTAGTTAAGGAAGAAAAACTTCTTGTTCTTGCACTTGAGACAGAAGATACGAAAGAAATCTCAAATGCAATCAAAGCAGTATTGAAGAACTGTATTCAATCAAAAGGTATCAAAGTAGAGTCACTTCCTACTTTTGATATTGAGTATCTGTTCTTGAACATTCGTGGTAAGTCGGTGGGTGAAGAGATTCAAGTTAATTTGATTGCACCTGATGATGGTGAAACATCAGTACCTGTCACTATTAATATTGATGAGATCAAGGTTAATACATCTGAGGATCATACGAACAAGATTAAACTTGATGACAATCTGATGATGGAGATGAAGTATCCATCACTTGACCAGTTCATCAAGAACAACTTTGATATGTCAGGTAATGTTGGTATCGATCAATCCTTTGAACTGATTGCTTCTTGTGTTGATAAGATTTATAATGCTGAAGAAGTGTGGGTTGCTGCTGATGTAACCAAGAAAGAATTGATTGACTTCTTAGAGCAGATGAATTCCATTCAGTTTAAGCAGGTTGAAAAGTTCTTTGAGACGATGCCTAAGTTATCTCATGAAATTACCTTTACAAATCCCAAAACAAAAGTAGAAAGTACTGTAGTATTAGAAGGGTTATCAAGTTTTTTCGCATAAGCATGGTCCATATGGACCTTGAGAACTACTACAAGATTAACTTTGCCTTGATGCAGTTCCATAAATACTCATTAACAGAGGTTGAAAACTTGATCCCTTGGGAACGAGATGTCTATATTGGTTTATTACAACAACATCTGGAAGATGAAAAACTAAGACAGCAACAGAATGGCTGATAAGGTCCCCAGTTTAGACGATCTACTTAAAGATATCAGAGAGGAGGATGCACCAAAGTCATCCTCTGCACTTGCTGTTGTCCCAAAAAAACCAGATGATTTAGTAGAAGAAGATATAGATTCTCAGATTCTTTCTATCTTAGGATTAGAAGATGTCTTTGACTTGACTTATGAAGAGTACTATAGAGAGTTAAGAACTGCTGCAGCAGCAGGGAGAATGCCTGGTTCTCAGATGTCTACTGAGAGCATAGAGTTAATCACTGCGGAACTTAAGAGAGTAAAGGGTAAGACTGGTAGATTTAAAGTCAAACCAAAGAAGGTTGATATTAATAAAGTATTAGATCGTAAACAACCAGCACCTCCTGGTGCAATTGTAAAGGCACAGAAACTTATACCATCAGTAGCAGAAGCAGCACCAGAAGTTCAACCAAGAGAACAAAAACCTGCTGTTGATGTTGAGAATCTTCAGGATGATTTGTTGAATGGTATTGGTAATATCTTAGAATCTCTGATTACTATTAGAACCGTTCTTCAGAGTCAAGGTAAGACGGATCAACAGGCAGCAAAGGAAGATAGAAAAGAAACTGAAAAGAAAAAGAAGAAAGAAAGAGAAGCAGCATTAGAAAAGAAGAAACCAAAATCACCGATACTTAAAGCACTTACACAACCAGTTGATGATTTCTTTGGAGCAATTAAAAAATTCTTCACTAATGTTCTCTTGGGTTCTGTTGTTCTTGGATTGTTTAAGTGGTTGAAGGATCCTAAAAATAAAAAGGCAGTTGATGGATTTGCAAACTTCCTTCAAAATAATGCTGGTTTAATACTTGGAGGATTGCTTGCAATTGGTTTACTTCCAATTGCACCTACATTATTAGCATTAACAAGTGCCATTACATCTATTGCAATTCCTGCTCTTACTGCTGCATTTGGATTTTTAACATCCCCTGCAGGACTTGCTGCTTTAGCTGCACTTGCTGGAACTGCTGTAGTAACTAAAGGAGTACAAAAGGCAATTGAATATGGATATAAAAAAGATTATGGTGAGGGTAAGGCTTCTACTGGAAAGTTTATAAACAAACTCAGAGATCAATATGGTCGTATTGCTCCTAAGTCTGAGTTTGAAAAAATGACAACCCAAGAAAAAACAACAGCACAGTTTCTTCAATTTTATGATGATGAACTAAAAAATAGACAAAAAATTAATAACGAACTTTATCAATTAAATCGTGACATGAAAGCCATGCCACAACAAGAGTGGAAATACAAACCACAAATAAAGAAAAAGGAGGAAGAACTAAAGCAGTCTGACAAAAAACTGACACAGATGGCAAGTCAGATAAACATAGGTGGTAAATCTTTACCAGAATTACAAAAACAATTTGAAGAGAAAGGTGAAGCAGGACTCCCTCAAACTTCTTTGAGTAAAAGATTATATCCAAGTCAAACAATACAACCACAAACAACTAAAGTTCCTGGCGCAAAAGGATTACCCTCACTTCCACCTACAAATACTTTGCCAGGAAAACAACATTATGGTGCTGCAAGAAGTGGTGGTAGAAAACATGCTGGAGTTGATTTTGATGCTGGTCCTAATGATTCATTCTATAGTAGAATAGGTGGTGAAGTCACTAATATTGGTAATGATCCTGGTGGATATTATAAGTATGTTGACATTTATAATGCCCAACTTGGAGTTACTGAAAGAATTGCGGAAGGTGATACGATCTTAGTAAAACAAGGACAAAAAGTTTCTCCAGGAACTCCTGTTGCTAAAGGAACAAATACTACTGGAGTATTTCATTACGAGATAAGAAAAGGAAAAGCAACAACCTTTGGATTTGCAGGAACTCTTGATCCAACATCGTTCCTTAAAAATCCAACCACACAAACACAAGTTGCACAATCTCCAACTACTCAATCAGCACAAGTAGCACCAACAACAGTACCAACTCCATCAATACCTTCACCAACTGGTAGAGGTAATATTGTCCCATTACCAATACCAACTGGTGGTGGAGCACAACAGGCATCAAGTGGAACTTCACCTAACCAGGCACCAGTTCCAAGATTCTCTTCTGAGGATCCAAACAATACAACTACTATGGTTGTCAGAGCAATCTATAACATCGTAGGATAATGTTACCAGCACTCGCAGG